TCGATTAAACGAGCTTCATCATTCTTTTTGGCAATGGCAATCTTCATGTCGTTATCACGTTCTAGCCATCCATAGTGGTGTCCAACTTGGTATGTACCAAAGAGAGATACCATCACACCCACTATTAACCAAGGTAAAGGTATAGGTAACATTATTCAACCTCTTTTCTAGCCATTGCCATGTGTTCACGCTCTTCATTGTCTTCCAAGTGTTCTGGAGGAGTAGTCGGAGGTGGTCCAGGTGTCCAAGATTCATCCAATTCAGGATTAGTCCAAACAGGCATAGCGCCAAATGGTTGACTAGGCAAACCATACGCAGATTGCGGAGGGGCATAGGAAGCGTTAAAACCACCCTGAGAGCCTCCATAACCCATTGGTTGACACATTGGCTGTGTTGGAGGATTAAACGCTTTAGCTGCACTAGACATAGCCCGTTTACCAATAACTCCACCAATACCGCCCACAATCAATAGAACGATATCGTTCAGCATCTTGGTGTAGGCTTGGTCAATTGGAGCCATACTTTTGATTGGCTGAGTCACAAACGTGACAGAGTAAAGCAAAGCACCAACAATGAACATGAGAATAAGTGTGACTGCAATCACAACAAACCCCCAAATCCTTACCTCAAATTCTTCAGTTGTTAGGTTTGTTTTCTGGTTGGACATCATTGATTTTTTTCTCCAAGATTGGGGCAACCAAGTATTCAGGGCAGGTTTGAGTGAATTGGCATCTAGGTTTCTGACATTGTTCAGCATAGAAATTGTCTGGGTTTTGGCAAAAATAGCGATATTTCTCTTCGCATCCAACTAAAAATACAAGTAATACAAGTAATACATATTTCATTTACCTAACCCAACCCTTCCAAGTAGAAGATTGACAATTCTGTCAGACAGATCATCAGGCAAGAACTTCAGAAAACCTAAGAAATACAGCGCAACACATCCATAAACGAATATCTTTAGGCATAAGTCAAAGGTCTTCTGGTACTCATTCATCTGCCACATCTACGAGTAGTTGCACAAAAATCCATCATTTCATTCACGCCAACAAACACTAGAAATAAGACAAAGAATATCCCACCTATTGCCAAACCAATCTCTAGTTGTTCTTGCTCTTTCTGCTTGGCTTCTTTCTCTGCCTTCTTTAGTGCGGTTATCTCTTTAGCATCTGCCAAGTCCATTTCTGCTTGACGGGCTTTAATCTTGTTCCAGACATCTATCTTGCCTGTCTGCATAAAGAGCATCTTTAACTCTTCTTCAAACGCTCTGGCTTGCTCTAGTGCCATCTCAATCTGGAGAGCCGTCCCCATGTTTGAGCCTTTGCCAGACTGTTTAGCCTGAAGCATAGCCTTTGTAGCCACAGACTTTGCGTCAAATAGCTTCCCAATCATGGGCGCAAGAGAGCCTAAGTCATTGGCAACCCCTGCTGCCTTCTTGACCATGCTGATTGCTGACTGTATGCCAGCTAGTGCCGTGATTGGATCTATCATTTCTTTTCTACCTTCTTCCATTCAATACAGTAGACTTTTCGGTTGTAGACATCCCCAACCCACATCCACTTGACACACCTGTACTCAATAGATACAGCCAGTAAAAAACTAATTAACTCCATGCCCAGATGATTACTGAGAATGACCAAACGATAAGGGCAACCATACCGACTGCCGCAATTGTTGCAAGCAGCCAGTCTTTCATGTTAGTCCCTGAAAAAGTCTAACAAACCACTTGCATCAGGGAAAAAGTTTTGTGGGTTTGTTGTTGCAGCATTTATGCCCTGACCAATTGCACCACCCATTCCACCAGCACCTTGAAGTTGCTCGCCAAGTAAGAATCTAGTGCCACCAGTACTACCCAATACATTCCCTAATCTGTTTGCTGTAACTGGGGCTAAACTTGCACCAAGTAAACCACCAAATCCCGTTCCCATAGCGCTATCAAATCCAAGCATTTGCGCTGCCTGATTTCCTGCTGTTGCACCAATACCACCTGTTACAAATGGCAACAATGCCGCACCAGTAGCGGGTGCAACTTTAGGTGTAACAGCACCACGAGTTGTATCAACAATGTCTCTCAATAAAGTGACTTCATCTAACAACTCGGGGTTGTTTGCAAATGCTACTCGCTGTGGAGTTGGGGCATCTGGTCTGCCAAGATTCAATGTTCTTGTAAATGCAGGTGCTGAAAATCCAGTAGCCGCATCTGGATTTATGGCTTTATTTCTAGCATCATTTAAAATGGAATATTGAGCAGCTTGTTTACCAACAGGCGACATTAAATTAACCGCAAGTTCTGCTGTTGCAGGGTTAGTGTCAAAATTAAACTTTTGAGCCGCCAAATCAACATCACCTGCACCTGATCTACTAGATACAAGTTTGTAAATATTGGGATCATCACGAAACGGCAAAACAGTCGCTTTAAATTGGTCAATAGCTTTAGTATGTTGCGCTCCCGCAGGAGTAAACAATTTAGCCCCATTAGCATCAATAGCAGGTGCAGCCCATACATCCACATCGTCAGCCATACCTTTGTATAACTGATTAATTGCGTTAACTTGTTTTTCGTTGTAAGAGCCAGGCACTACACCTTTACGAACACGCTCTAGCTCTGCAAAAACTGTAGATTGCAAGTCACGCAGTTCTTTGTAAGAACCACCACCACTTTGACTCAAAGCATCTAATTTTTCTATTGTTTTTTCAATAATAGGAGTTTGTGAAGTAGATGGAAATTGCTTTATAACATTAAGTTTTGCTTGGTTGGTATTACGCAATGGGATGATGTCATCACCAGCCAATAGTTCAGCTTGCTTGAACTCAGGATTAACATTGTCCTTTGCAGTCTTATATTGTTGACGCAAATCATCAGCAATGATCTTCTTCTCACCGCCATCTTTCATTCCAGCAGGACGTAACTTATCAGTAGTTCTTTCAATTAAACTTTTAACTTGATTTGCTTTTGCTTGATTTGATGTTTCTGTTGTGTATCCAAACTGGCGTGATTTTGTAAGCGTACCCGCACCTGGTCCACCAACATCACCGACATCAATATTTACACCACGCTGTGCCGCAGATTCAATAATCTGACCAGTTACTGGATCACGATAACGTGTGCCAGAAGGAATATTTCCTGCACGAGCAGCAATAGCACCTGCTGGCAAACCTGTTGCTAAGTTAATTCCAAGCAATGCTAATGGGTTTTGAATATCAAATAGACTACGAGCAGTTTCAGCAGCACCAGTACCAACAGTAGCACCTGCTATTTGAGCAATAGGTTGAGCCGCCAACCCTCTGCCAACAACTTGTGCCGTTAGATTAGGCGCTTGTTGTAGTAAACCACCAACACCACCCATTACAGGAATACCCGCTACTGCACGAGTAACATTAGCTATTCCTTTTTGAAATCCAGTTTCTGGTTGTGGTAAGCCAAGTAAGTTAGCAAAGTTTGACATTGCTTGGCTAGGGTTTTGAAGCTGACTACCAGTAGCTCTGTTAATCAACATATTTAATGGTGATCCAACAATGTCAGCAATTCCTCCCGCACCTTCCAATCCATACCTAATTGTCCGACCAACTTCATTAACTGCTTGATTGCCTAAACGATTAAAAGCAGTACTTTGTGGTACTGGAGCCTGTTGAACAACTGGCTTACCAATCATTGATGGATCAATTTCACGAAAACCAGTATTCTGATCTTGATTAGCCATGCCCCTTAAATCAATTTTAGGCGCTTGTTGTGGCGCTTGACCAAGTAACGAAGGATCAATATCTCTAAAAGTAGCCATGTTTGTACCTACAACTTTCTCAACATAGTTTTGCGTTTCTTTAAATGGAGGAACACCACCATACTTTTGAACATTGCCAGGCCCTGCGTTATAAGCAGCAGCCACCAATACAGGGTCTTGAAACTGTTGTGTTAACTGGCCTAGATATTTAACACCACCTCTGATGTTATCTTTCCATTCCATGCGATTAACACCAAGATCTTTTGCAGTAGCCGACATCAATTGCATAGGGCCATAAGCACGATCACCAGTTCTTGTCTTAGGACCTATTGCGTTAAATGCACCACCAGACTCAGTTTCAACAATCTTTTGCACCAAAGAAAAAGGAACGCCTTGCCTTTGGGCTTCTTGCCTAGCAAATTCGTAAACTTGTTCTCTGGTTGCCATTAGTCATAAACCCGATAAACGCCACTAGGCAACTGGTAAGCCGTTTTACCCTTGTCAGGACCAGCAGTAACTTGGAACTGAGGCAAATACTTACGCAAGCCTGGTGCTTCAAACATTCCCTTTTGTCCTTGAGCAGATGCTTCCCATTTACGAACAGCATCAGGACCTGCATTTTTAGGATCAGAAACAAAGTTGTAGTATTCTTGCTTACGCTTATTTGCTTCACGCAAAACTGCTAAGTTAAAGTTTGTTGACTCTTTAGGGTCTGTAATTTGAGCATTACGCTGACCATAATAGCCAATTTCAAAGTTAGAAATTGCTCCAACTGCTTCAGTCAAACTCTCGCCTGTTAAAGCATTAACACCTTGACGAGCAGAAATACCGCTTGTTAAGAATTGTTTAGTTCTGTCTCCAGATACGCCCAAACTATTAAAGATGTTTCCAAGTTTCAACCTGATGTCTGTAAATGATCCTGTATCAAAATTTGGATCATTAAAAGCATTTTGTAGTTGGTCAATAACTGGAGCAGTCTTTTTAGCTGTTTGATAGCCTTTGTAAGCATCAGCCAGAATTGGCTTATAGGCTTCATTTAAAATTGTCTGAGCAGTACTAGGGCCAGTTTCTGGCTGTGCAGTAGTAGGTTGAGCAACACCTGCTGGTTGTCCAGCGCCACCCGCAAGACCTGGAGGGGTAGCATAAGTAAATGTTGGCGCACCAGAGGCTGTAAAGCTTGGGCGAGGAATATTAGCCTCACGAGCCGCAGTTTCTGTTCTTGTTCTTTCCGCTAAAGCTTGTAAAGTACCATTAGCATTAATAATTCCAATAACATTTCGATTATTATCAAAAGCGTATTGCTCACCTTTTTGCAATTCAGGTAATGTATTAAGTGCTGCTGCTTGAGCCGCACCTGGCAATACACTTGTTTGAAAAGATGGTTGTCCGTCCAACATTGTTCCAGTTGTAACTGTGCCAGCTTTTGTATCAACTTTAGGAGCAAAACCAGTAATTTTTCCACCTTGTACAAGATAACCATCTTTTAATTCAGGCATCATTGATTTCAAAGTTTCACGAATCTGCGGTTGAGCAGGGTTTCCAACTAAACGCATTGATTCAGTTAATGCTTGTTGATAGTCAATTGGTTGATTAATTAACTGTGGCTCTACTCGGCCTAATGGTGCGCCAAGTTTGTTTGCTAAAGCATATGGACTAGATAAGTCTGGTTCTCTGCCCAAAGTGGCATTTAGTGCTTTTCTAGTTGCTTGTGCTTCAGTAGGAGCAAATCTACTTGTAAAACCTGCAAGCTCTTCTTGCTGACGTTGAGCAATCTGTTGGTCACGAATCATCTTCTGCATATTTAATGAAGTAGATGGGATCTCCATTGCTGACTTAAAGCCAGTAGCAGGATCTCCGCTTAACAAACTGCCCAACAGGAACTGCTGAGTAGCTTGCTTTTGCATAGCTGTTTTTTCAGCATCAGACAAGCCTGTTAATGCGGCTTCAGATAATAATCCAATATCAAAAGGCATAATTTACTCCTTAACCAATTCCAAGCAAACCAAGCAAACCTTGGCGAGATGTAGCTGTTTGTTGCATACCAGAACCACCAGCAGGATTGATGCCCAATGCTTGATTGATAATTTGCTGTTGCTCCAATGGCAGATTGCGGATGGCATCCAACTGTTGTTGTGAGAATCCTTGTTGCAATGCACCTTGTTGTTGAAGTGCTTGAGCGCCAGTAAGACCCATTTGTTGGCCTTGTCCAGCAATATTTGCCATTTGTCCAGATGCCGTTAATCGTTGCTGATTGGCAGTTAATCCAGCTTGTTGATTCCCCAAGTTTGCTTGCAAGGCATTAGAAGCATTAGCTATTCCAGACTGTTGATACATACTAGCTTGTTGAGCTGCACGAGCATTTTGTGCTGCTTGATTTGCCAACGCAACTTGCTGTGCATTCTGAGTATTAAGTTGACCTGTAGATACATCAACACCTTGATTAGCAAGTGCGGCACGTAATGCTGCATCTTGATTAGCCAAGCCAAACTGACCTGCCAACTGCAAAGACTGCTGAGTTGTAGCCAAGTCTTGAGCTTGATTAAGTTGTTGTGCTTGCATAGAACGAGCCAAATCAGCCTCAGAAGCTCTTTGTGCAGCCTCATAACCAGCGGCATTTTGTTGAGCAAGCAAACGAGCTGCATTCTCACCATAAGCACGATTGGTTTCAGCCTCTGCAACACCTTGACGAGATCCACCAAAAGCTTTAGATGCAGTAGCCTGAGCAGCAGTTCTTTGTTGTTCAAGTTGGCGTGAACGCTCTAAATCAGAAAGACTTTGTTGAGTAACTGCTTGACTATATGGATTCATATACGCTTGCATATTCTGATTCAAGAATGAACCAGCATTTACATCACGAATATTTGCCCTAGCTTGTGGGGCAATAGCACCTAGTGCCTCTTGTGTTACTTGTTGACCAGTTACACCTTGAGTCGCAACATCACGAATATCACCACGATTTAGTTGTGCAGCTCTTGCCAAAGATGCAGGGTCAACCAATCCAGTAGTTACACCTTCAGCAAGAACATTTTGAGGTGTATATCTCCCCGCTGAACCTGCTAAATATGCCGCATCACTAAGTTGTTGCATTTGTAATCTAGGATCAGCATATTGTTGAGTTAACTTAAAAGCTGCCTCTTGGTCAGGTGTAAATTCTGCAAATTTACGAGCTTGCAATCCACCCGCAACGCCTTGTGAGCGTTGCACATTAGCTAGAAAAGCATCCCGTATTTGGGGATCCATTTGTTGTTGACTTGAACTTCCACCGCCTAGAGACATATCATTCCCCTTGTATCCATTTAATTGCATCATCATGTGACGTAAAATATCGCCACATATCCGTACTAACATCTCTCATTGCTTCTTTTCCTCTGAGCAATAAGACTATCATTGGTGCGATTTGTAATGAAATAATACGCAATGTGAGCGCATAGGCTCTGTCATTTGTATTACCATTTTCAAGTTCTACAGAGTCTTGCCAAGCATTTATACTCTGGATCACTAACGGCATTAAAAACACCTTATTAGCATTAAAGAACTCATTTGTAGGTAGCGTCACCAAAGCGTTCCAAAAGACAGAATCTATCTCTTTACGACTAGGCTGTTTATCTTTATCTACTAAGTCATCCCATAACTCAGCAATACCTGATAAAGCGACTAAAAAGTCCACAGCACTCTGGTTGCCACCAAACCATTCTAGCAGTTTAGCGTTTCTTAATCTACGCCAATCTTCTGTATCGTGTTCCATTATCTTAAACTACCTGCTTTTCCATCAAATCTAATGGTTCCAAGTCGCCAATCAGATAATGTGTTTCCTTCAATCTTTACAGCTATCTGTCTGCCAGTAATCCGAAAAGATGTTGGATTAGCCATCGTATATGGGCCATAGTCGAATTTAGTTCCAGTTGGGTAGAACTTGGTGCTAAATCTAGCTTTTACATCACCTAGTGTATTTTCATCAGGAATCAACCCATTTAGACTTAAAACACGATCTCCCGCACCCAATTCAACTGGTCCAGACTCGGCAAATATGGTCTGTGAATCATAAGCATTGCCTACCTCATGCTCATAAATATAGCTGTCAGCAGAAACCATAATAGGGTTACTAAAGATGCCTCGATCTGTACCACAAGTACGAGCTAAAGTGCCTACTGCCCAATGATTTTCCCTGTAGTTATAACTTACATAGGAGTCAACTTCATTGCTACCAGCACTAGGATAGAACCACCAAATCTCACCATAAGCAGATATGTGAACTGCATAGACTTTAGATGCTTGTGTAGTATTTAAGTTAGTAAATACATAATCACCAACATCTGATTGAAGTGGCTTTACAAAACCATCAAATATCCAAAATCCTGATTGAGACATCCAAATGCAAGAACTATCAGTAGCCGCTACCGCTTGCTTTGAAATAACTCCACAAGATGATGCAATACGTTCAAAACTGTAAACGTATGGTGGGCCAATATAGGTTGCTGTGTGGACATCTACGTCAGTAAAAATGATGGTAGCTCCACGAATACGCTTGGCACACATCAAAGAACCAATAGTTGTCAATTCAAAGTCGCCCGCTTGGTTAGTGGCGGCAGCAGTCCAAACAGTATTGTTCTCTTGGTCTGACCAAGCAACCTTACGAGGATTACCAGAAGCACCCAAGGCAAATAAGAATCGTTCTTGAGTAGTAATTAGTCCTACGCAACTAGTAGGAGCATTTGTAATGGCAACGGCATCATTTGCTGTGTTTAATTGCCACTCAAGAAGTCTTCCATCTTTTGTTGAGCAAGCAACCAAATATTCTCCCCATGTGTCCAAACTCCATGTTGTAGCAGGAGAATAAGAACCAATATCAGGTCTAGGTACACCATAAGCAAAACTCCCGTATGTACTATAGCCATAGCCAATCTTTAACACGGCATCTGCATCACCAACAACTAAATCTGATGGTGTAATGTCTGTCAAAGTATTGGATTCACTTAAAGCATACAATTTTGAATGTGTACCAATTGTGATACGTCTATTGTTATTGTTATCACGCCAATTAATTAAGCCACGGGCTGAACCAGTTAGCTGTGTAGCTATACGCTTGCGCCATCCACCAACAGGACGAATAGTCCCCTCAAACCAACGCACTAGATTTGAATAGTTCCAACGTCCTTTAGATTGATACTCTGTACCATTCTTATATACGCCTGGTGGGATCTGGAGAGGTATGTAGGCCATGATATAAATCTTTATACAGATATGTTAGATACAAAACTCATTGTAACAATTGCCGAAGGAATTGCTGGTCTAGTTGGACTTGTTCCAGCCGCATATTGCTCAATAGAAACACCCGTATTAGTTGGCCTCCACATTATTTCAACATAGTCAGTAGCATTCAAACTAATAAAGTAATTCAAAGCCATAATAATGTGAAATGGATCGTCAGCAGCTTTTCGTGGAGATAATCCATATCTACTGTTTGAGTTGGCTATATTTGTACCATTGACACGAAACCAAACATCCACATCCTGAGAAGCATTTGTCGTGTTTGTAAACTGAAGTGAAAACTGCAAGTTCCAGATGCCATCGTTAGCAACAGTAATTCTTGAGCCACTAGCTACTGTTACTCCATTAGAAAAGTCTGTAGTATTGAATGTAACGGGATAGGCTGTAGTTGTGTTTGCCGCTACTTGGTCAGTTGAATCTTGAAAAGCCCCATAAGGGTTATTCATAAAACGACCACCACGAATACCAAGTACTGAGTTTAGAGAGTTAACTAGCTTGATAAAAAATATATTCAGAATACCATTATTCTGATTCTGTAAGGCAGAAGAATATACCTCTCCAGATGAAGCAAGCTTCGGAGCTGCAGGTGTATCTAACTGCTGCCTTAAATTAGCCATCTAAATTGCCAGTTAGTGTTGATGGGAATGCACGACCATAACCCCAAATAATTCTTACAGCGCCAGAACCACCAGCGGCTACACCAGCAGCGCCAGTAGAGTTTGTGCAACCACCTCCTCCACCACCATAAGCACCACCCAAACCACCAGTACTAGTTGTACCAACTCTTGTGTTTGTAGCTCCATTAGTACCACCAGATACTCCTGCTCCAACAGAAGCAGTCCCACCTGTTTGCGAACTACCAACACCACCACCACCACCGCCAGATCCAGAACCACCCAATAAGCCAACACCACCACCACCACCGCCAGCAGTATCGCCACCAAGTCCAGATCCAGCAACTCCATCAGAACCGACACCACCATAACCAGCAGCACCACCACCACCAGAGCCTTGGTTGCCACCACCAGTACCGCCAGAATAGTTAACAGTACCGCCCGAAGCAGTACCGCCAGCACCACCAGTTGTACCGCCACTACTACCATCGCCAGCAGTTACGCCTTGGAATACTGATCCTGAGCCAACTGTAACTGTGTAAGAAGTGCCTGGCACAACAGTTATGTTATTTTTATAAGATAAAGCGCCTCCACCGCCACCAGCACCATTGCCACCACCAGCACCACCAGTACCAATGCAAAGAACGCAAACACTTGTTACGTTTGCAGGGGCAGTCCATGAAAAAGTGCCAGCAGTATTGAATAA